AAGGTGTCGACCTGATCGAGGTTGTCGATCCAGAGCTCCATGTTGAGCTCGTAGTGGTCGGTCTGGGCGCCGGTGCGGTTGCGCTTCTCGCCGTTGACGCCGTCGCGGAACTTTGTGACCGAGGGACCGAAGTCCCAGGTCTTGGCGTTGAGCGCGACGAGCTCCTTGCCGTCCTGGAAGTAGCGTATGACGGCGTCCTTGCCGGACAGAAACGTGGAGCGGGGCATGTCAGCTTGCCTTCACCTGAACGCTCTCGCCGAAGAGCATCGAGTAGAAGAGGCGCTCAATGCCGCTCGACGTCTTCATGTCGATGGGCACCGTGAGCATCCCGCTGTCGAGGTCCTCTTGCGTGTTGAACGTAGGCAGCGGCGGGATGTCGTAGGCGAGGCAGTGCGGGGTGTGGTTGGGATCGCTGAACTGCGCGGCGACCAGGCCGTCCATGAAGGCCTGCACCATGTGCACGATGGCTTGCTGGTTGCTCGGGACGTTCGGCGCGTCGATGAAGCTGCGGCTCGAGCGCACCATCGACACGGCCGCGTAGTCGCCCATGCGCGTGCGCGTGTGGTTGCGGCGCGTGGGATCGAGCGGTGCGACGGTGAGCACGCCGGCCTCGAACGTGAACCCGCCGTTCTGCTCGCGGATGAGCGTTGCGACCCCCTGGTCGGTGTTATCCGCGGCTCCGTTGCCCCGGTCGAACTCCAGATCTTGGATCCCGGCGAGCATCGCGATGACCTCCGGGTCCTTCCACGCGATGCTGGTGGACGGTGAGAGCTGCGCTGCGACCGACGCCGCGAACGAAGCTCCGGGCAGCAGGTGCTGCGCCCCCGTGACGTCGTCCAGCACGTAGACCCAGGGGTCGACGTAGACGACGCGCGCCGAGCGATAGTTGGAGACGTCGGTGGCGACCTGCTGCAGCGACTGACCCTGGTTGCCGTTGAGGTAAGCGCACCGGTCGCCCATCGCCTGCACGTGCTGCAGGAGCGCGGCGTTCACGGCCTGGCGGGTGGCCGCCCCCGGGTCGTCGACGAACACATGGCGCACGCTCTGGTCGCCCTCGAGAACGGCGATGCCCGCGTTGCCCGTGCCGGCCGTGCCCGTGTACGAGAGCGCGTTGGGGACGCCGTCGCTTCCGCCCGAAAAAGTGTACGTGCCGTTCTGCGGTCGGCCTGAGTTGTTCTTGGTGATGCCACCGAGGAGGTACGCGCTGCTGAAGGACGGCTTGGAGTCGGTCGCCGTGCCGGAGTAGTCGAGGTTGTCGTAAACCTCGCTCGTCGAGCCGCTCGCGCCGACGACCTGCACCGTCAGACGGAAGTGGTTCGCGTTGCCGTCGCCGGCGTTGGACACGGTTCCGATGAGCGAGTTGCCCGCGGCGCCGTTGTATTTCGCGATGGCCGTGACCACGTTGCCAAGGGGCGCCGACGCCTGCGTCGCCGCCGCCCCGAGCGCTCGTACGACCTTCAGCGTCGGCCAGCCCTTGCCGATCATCGACAGGTAGCCCGAGCCCGTATGGTCCATTCCGGGCGGGGCGAAGGTGTAGATCATGTCCTTCGGCCCCGACGGCGTCGTCACCTTGCTGCCATCGGGCCCCCAGGGCAGCTGCGCGACCATCGCCGCGACGCCGGTCCCGATCGCCTGAACGATCGCGTTCGGCGTGCGCTCGATGGCGTACGCGGCGTGTCGGCGTGCGGCCGAGGGACTGGAGACCCAGACGGGAGGCATGGCGGGGTGTCAGGCGGCGGCTTCGCGCAGGTCGACGAACCGGATGACGGCGAGACGGGCACTGGGCGCGGTGACGGTCAGATCGACGTCGGCCCAGCCGCGTACGGTGGCGCGGTACTCGCCGCGCGCCGCTGCGTCGGGCGTGTCGGAGACCTCGGGACGGTCGAAGAAGCAATCGGCCATGCCGGTCCAGCCGTCTCCCAGGGGCACGACCACGCCGTGGCGGACCGGATCGGAGCTGCTGACGCCGATAGTCGCGCTCATCGGTGCGTTGAGGGCGACGTCGAGCTCGGCCAGGAGCTCGTCGCGCGCGGCGTGATGCCGTGCCCAGACGTCGAGCTGCAGGGGCTGACGCAGTGCACGCATGCGCCAGGTGAAGAGCGAGACGTGCGGCCCCGTGTCGACGCGCGCGACTACGATCGGGTCGAGCGGCTCCTCATCGGGCGAGCCTGTACGAAGGATCGTTATCGCCTTCGGCGGCAGCTTCTTGGTCGGCTCGGGCCACTGGGCAGAAACCGCGACTGACTTGCCCAGCGAACGCGCAAGCCAGGAGCCGAGCGCGTTGACGACAGCCTGTTCAACGGTGAGCTTCATGGTGCGTCCGCAAGCGCGTTCCTGATCGCCGAGGCGAGCACTCGCCGGATCTCGGGCAGCGAGCCGCGCGCGTACCAGTGTGGCTTGGTGCCGCGCTCTCGGATGGCGTGTTGGATCGCACGCGCGATGCGCACCGGCGCGTCGACATCGAGTGCGCCGCCTCGCTCCATCGACTGCAGGGCCGCGGCCACGGTGACGGCATGCACCGTGGTCGATCGACCGGGCAGGCGCCCGCTCTGACGCGACGACAGAAGCCCCTGAGCTCCGCGCAGTTTCACCCAGGCGACGAGCGGCGCCAGCGGAGGCGTGTGCGGGCGCGATCCCGTCTCGACAGGAGCGGCGTGAGGCGCGTCGACGACGATGGCGGCGCCGCTCGGACGCGCCTCGGGCCCGACGCTCTCGCGCAGGTCCCCAAATGCCACCGGAACGCGACGCTTGACCACACTGGTGCCGGCTCTCGCGGCTTCGCCTACTGCGACGCGCAGGCGCCGCTCGCGCTCCCGAGTGTGACGAGCAAGGAGGCGGGCGAGCTCGGACGCGCTCCGCACGACATACGTTTTCACAGGGTTTGCGCGGGTGCCTTCATGCGTCCAAGTGGCGGCCCTACGAAGGACCGCATGCTCACCCTCGACCTTGTGGAAGCCGTGCAAGAGGTGCTCGAGCACGAGATGCTCGAGTCAGACTGGTCCTGGCGCGCTCGGCTTCTCGCCGACACGCGCGCGACACTCGCCGGCTGGCGTGCGGGCCGGCTCACGGCAGAGCAGGCGACAGTGGCCCTGAGGGAGCTACAATGGCGACGTCGTGCAGCAGCTTCCGCGTGAACTCCAGCAGGCCATCGACGACTTCCTTAAGAGCCACGGCTCTGAGGCGTCTGCTCGCCCACACGTTGCGGCGCGCATGAGCGTCACTCTCGAGTGCTGGCTTCACGGCACAGTCACGACCGAGCAGGCAATCGGCGTGCTTCGCGCGCCCCCTCCGCTCCCGCGCCGTTAGAACGAGGTCTTCATCGCGTCTCGCCCCTGGTGGCAGCGGAAGCGCGCTGAGGCGCGTTCCGTATACGCCTCCATGGGGAACAAAGAGCGCGCCATCTGGCAGCCGGAGGCAACGACCAGGCGCGACCTGCCGCGATCTTCGAGTGACGACCAACCCATGACGCCCCCCGCTGACGAGGGGCCGCCGCAAGCACGCGAACCGATCCTCGCAGACCTAACGCGTGACAGCCGATACGACGCGCCTACGGGGTCGTCTGACGACGCCCAAGCACGACCCACCATCCGAAAGGCGCGGCACTCACGAGGCCCAGAAGCGAGTACTCGCCCGCGTGCGCGCCGACGAGCTCGTAGATGATCTCGACGCCACTGCCCCCGTCCGGTTTGAGCTGCGCTTCGGAGACGCCCCCTGCGGTGCCGTCGGCCGCCGTGTACGCAGGAGTGATCGGCCCGACCTTCACGTCACCCGCTTCGTAGCGACCACCGCTCGAGGCGATCTCACGCGTCGTGACCTGCCGCGCCTTGTAGACCGCCGGCAGCACGAGACGGCCGTCGGTGTACGGGGCCACGTTCGGATCGGCGGGTTCGACGCCAACCGTGCCACTGGCCCACGTTCGCGTCACGATCGTGAGGCTCGTGGGGCGGATGTCGAAGCGACTCGGGCCCGTCAGAGCTCGAAGCCGGTCGAACACCGGCAGCATGCGCGTGCGAAGACTCATTTCCGTTGGGCTGGGGACGCTGGGACGAGGTCACGTGTTCAGTGCCGCGGCTGCTCCTCCTTTAACGTGTGGCGCCGAGGAGGCTCCGAGCCGGGGGCAGCAGGGTGATGAACCGCGAGCCGCACTGGCCGCAGCGGCGCTGCCCGAAGTCGACGCTCTCCCAACCGCACAGAGAGCAGCGCACCGCCGCGTACAGCCACGGCGCGAACCGCCGCGGCTCCATCGGCGCACGCGTACCGACAAAGCAGCAAGGGCACCAAGGTTCGTGCGCCCCCGAGTCGTCGCTCACATGGACGGGCGCGCGCTTGGGTTCGTCGCCGATGGGTTCCTTGCACCCAACGCAGACTTCGGCGCGGTCGCCGGCCTGGTCACCACGGTTTTTCGCCATCGTCGATGTCCGCGTAGGGAGAGCCATGCGGGTTGGGTTCGGCACCGGTGAAGACGTCGTGCCTCGGAGCCGTGCCGAGAGCGCGCGCGATTCGTCCGACGACACGCCGACCCTCGGCGCGAAGGAGCGCCATCGCGCGCATGGGGTCGACGCCAAGTTCGTCGACCTTCAGCGCCTCGGCCTCGTCCCACAGCTCCTCGAGGCGCGACTCCACTTTCGCGAGCTGCGTAAGCCAGACGCGGATCTGCGTTTCGGTGGACCCGTCAAGGCGGACGCCCCCGTCGGCTTCCGACTGCACGGCCGTCATCGCCGCTTCAAGCCGCGGATCGGCCTGCAGGAACAGGGCGGGGAAGCCGAGGTAGGAGCGGATCGTCGCGCGATCGGCCTCCGTCCAGGCCATCGACGGCTACTTCTTCGGCGACTTGGTCTGCGCGAGCACCTCGTCGGCCGCCTTCTTCGCAAGCAGCGCGCGCTCGGCTTCCTCGGCGGCCGCCTTGCGCGCCGCCTCCTCGGGATCGAGCGCCGGGTGCAGCGAGCCGTCGGGGACGAGGCGCTCGAGCAGCGGCGCTAGCCCTCCGACGATGACGCCGTCGCGCACGTCGTGGATGGCGCGGTCGTACTCGCTCGGCACCTGGACCTCCTTGCCGGGCGGGAAGACGTACCGCTTGAAGCGACCGGGCGCGTCGTGGACGTCGATGCGCATCTCGTGGCGCGTGGGGTTACGCCACGTGGTGAAGCGTTGCTCTTGGGGTTGGCTCACGGATCCACCAGTTGGATGGAGGCGCCCGGCGGGGCGGCCTGGATGTGGGTGTTGAAGAGCGCGCGGTAGGTGTTCGCGAGGTCCATCGCCGTCTGGAGGTCAGCGGCATTGGGCGCCGTGATCTGGTTCGGGTCGTTGACCACGTGAACACCCGCCTGCGAGAGGTGCGCGTTGAACTTCGCCTTCGCGTCGTTCAGGAACGCGATGGCGGTCGCGAGCGACTGCGGCGGACCGTTGGCGAGATCACCCTGCGTGTCAGCGACCAAGTGTGCGTAGCCGTCGTGCGTGTGCAGCGGGTGACGGCCCGCGATCTCCGCGCAGAGCGTGAGAAGAGACGGGAGGTCGGTTGCGGGCGGCGCGCTGAAGACGAGCGGGAAGAGCGTAGGAGTCGTGAAATCCCCGCCTCCAATGCTCGAAACCTCGAGGTGAAACTGCCCCGCGCTTTGCGCGACGATGCGGCGAAGCGCGTCTAGCTGGGCAACGACAGCGTACGCGACGGCGCCCGATCCTCGACGAACGGTCAGGGGCATGGTCACACCTCCGCGATGTCGGCGATGTAGCCGCACGAGTTGGGACGCTTGAGCGCCATCTGGATGACCGTCTTGACGCTCGCCTTGACGTTGTCGCCCGTCTTCGCGAGCAGCACGATGCGCGCCGGGATATCGGTGGCCATCTGCACCGCGCCACCGGAGCTCGACACCAGGCGCGACTCGGCCTGCCCGAGCGCGTCGCCCAGGTTGACGTGCGGCAGGTACTTCATGCGCAGGTAGTTCGTGTTGAGCATCGCCAGGCGCCCGGGCGGGCCGTTGCGATCGCGGATGACGGGCATCCCCTTGTAGAAGAGGCTCGCGGCGCCGGCGCCGAAGTCCATCGGCCCGCGGCCGTCGGAGATGACGCGCCGGATGCTCTCGAAGAAGTTCTCGTACTTCCGGACGACCCCCGCGGAGGCGATGATGATGTTCGGGGGCTCGCCGCAGGCGGTGAAGACGTTCTGCTCGAGCTGGGCCATCAGGTCGAGCGTCAGCGGCCGCTGCACGCCGCCGTTCGCCAGGACGTTGCCCGCCCACTCGGGGAACTGGCCACGGTCGATCGTCGCGTAGACGCCCGTTGGCTCGATGGGACCGCCGTACAGACCCACGAGCGTGGGCACACCCTTGGCGTTGGTGCCCGTGCCCGCGAAGATGTCGACGTTGATGCGCGAGCAGAGCTTGTGATGCGCGTTCAGAACGCGCTCGCCGAACATGTCGAGCAGCACCTCGGGGGTGCCGACCGAACTGGCCGCCGCGTCGATCTCGTTCTCCGAGAGCTTGAAGGACTGTCGGTAAGTCGACCAACCCAGCACCGCGGGCACGGGCTGGTCGGTGGTGAATTCGCTCTCGTCGACGTCAGACCCCTCCTGGACGGCATCGGCCTGCGCGCCGGAGAACTCCACGTCCCACGCGGCGTTCTTTCCACGGCCAGCCTCGGCCTGGATGAGAGCAGCAGCGACCGCAAGCCGGTTGTACTGGCGGACGAACTGCTCCTCGAACGTCTGGCTGAGCGCCGCGCTGACGGCGGCAAGCGTCTCGAGAGCCATCTACGCGTGTCCTTTCAGAGCTGACCGAGCAGAGCTCGGCGCAGGCCTTCGGCGACGGTGGTGCGATCGAGCGGACCGCTCGGCGCGCGGGAGGCGGGCGGCTGGGCGCCGGGTCGGTCGCCCGAGCCGGCGGCGCCGCGGGGTGGCAGATAGAGCTTCGCGTCGTCGGTCTTGAGCCACTCGCGAACGCCCCCCGCCAAATCGAGCTCGTCGTGGGCGTCAGTGCGGAACAGGACCGAGTCGCCATCGTCTGACCAGCGCACGCGCTTCTCGGCGTCGACCAGCAGGCCGAGGGCGTGCCTGGCGCGGACGCCTTCGATCCCGACGGTCGCGAGGGCATCGGTCACGCGCTGACGCAGGAGCGAGTCGCGCGCGCGGACGCGCTCGGCGTCGCGCTCGGAGCGCGCGTCCTCGGCCTGTTTGGTGAGCAGGGCGATCTGGTCCTGCAGCTTCTTGAGCTCGGGCGCGGGCTGGGCCTGCGGCACTCCACCTCCCTCGGGCTTCGCGTCGCCTTCCGGCTTGGGCTCCGGCTTGGGGAAGAGGGCGGCGAGTTCGTCGCGGAGCTTGGTGCCCATCGAACCCAGGCCGTCGGCCAGGGTCTTGTCGACCTTCTGCTCGAACGCGCGGAAGCGCGTCGTGAGCGCGGCCTGGAGCTGCTCTTCGGTGACGTAGGCCGGGGCGCCCTCGGCGGGCTTGGGCGGATCGCCGGCGGGCGGTGGCGCTGCTCCGGGCGGTTGCACGGGGTCCATGGGTCTCCTCTGAGGTTGTCGGCGCGCGTCAGCGGCGCTCGTACGGTCGGTCGCGGAATCGCGCTGCGAGGACGAGCGGCGACCGCCGCCCCGCGCCCATCGACTCGGTCAGGAACGCAGATGCGTGGCGCCCGCTTTCCTCGCGGCGTTCACGAATCACGTCCCGCAGCTCCGCCTTGAAGCCCGCGTAGTCGAGTCCGACGTCTTCGAGTCTCTCGGGGCGAGGCACGCGGACGACATCGACGACGCACCGGCAGTTCGGGTGCACCGGCGGGCTCTCGCCGAAACTCTCGTGCAGAGCGCGCACCTGCCCGTCCTTGCCGAAGCAGAACGCGCACGTGCGCCGGTCAAGCACTGCGTTCCAAACCTTGAAGAGTTCAGGGGCGAGCGACGACTTGGCAAGGTCCCCATAGACGCGTCGCCGCTCATCGTTGAATGCGCTCGCGGTCTCGGTGGCGGCGATGCGCTCGAGCGCGGGAGCGCGCGCCCGCGCAGCCGCAACCGGAGCGCGGCTCGGATCCTCGTCGACCAGGACCAGCGCCGTCGCCGCCGTCGCCCAAACCGCACTCCACGAGCTCGCCGCGGAGTGACTGGCGACGGCGTCGTGCTCATCGCGCCCTGAGAGCGGATGGGCGTCGCTGACGGCCAGACCGCCAAGCGAACCGCGGCCGACCGTGCGCGCGCTCGAGCGGGCCTCTACGAGCGCATTTTCGAGGGCGCGCTGGATCCGTGGCGCGGCGCGGCGGATGGTCGCCAGGGCAATGCGATGCTCGTCTCCGGCGGGAGCGTGCGCGATGGATGTCGCAGCTCGCTCGACGTGCGGTTCGACAGCGACGCGGGCAAGGGTCAGCGTGTACCGCTCGGCGCGCACCAGAGCGCGCAGCGACCTACGCTCCTGGTGAAGCAGCAGCGCCGCCGCGGCCTCCGCCAGGCGCCGGCGGTCGCTCTTCGTCTCGGTTGTCATCGTCCTCGTTGGGCTCTGCGCGCGCGTGAGCGTCGAGCTCTCCCTCCTGCTCGACACCGCGCTCGATCTCTTCGCGGATGACGTCCTGGGTCTCGGGCGGCACGTTGCCCACCAGGGCCAGGGCGATCTTCGTCTTGTAGGTCTGCCGGAACGTGGTGCTTGGGATGGCGATCGCGTCGAGCGCGAGAGCCTCCTTCAGGATGCTGTCGCGATCATCGAGCTCGAACTTGTCGAGGCCGTGCGCCGTCCAGACGACGCTCTCGCCACGCGCCGCCGAAAGGCAGTCGTAGATGCGCTTTGCGAAGTCCCGGACGAGCGCCCCGTACGCGGCGAGCACGATCTCGGTGGCGCGCCGGTCCTCGGCTTTGCTGGCTGCGGCGCGCGCCAGGGCCTGCTTGGTCGCGCTGACGCTCGAGGCCATCTGGTGGACGACCCGGAACATCTCGTCGACGAGCTTCTCGAGCTGTTTGTCGACCAGCTCATAGGCGGTGCCCGCGGGCTCGGCGAAGCCGATGCCGTCGTCCTTGCCGAGCACCACGTACCCGCGGCGGTTGAATTCGCCGCGCGGATCGCGTCCACGATTCGGGTTCTGCTGCACCTCTGCGGGCATCGCCGCGCCCGGGGCGGTCACCTCGGGCCCCAGCTTCACATAGGGGATCGCGAAGAGGCTCTTGTTCTCGGCGGCGTTGAGCGCGCTCCGGCGCTGGAAGTGCTCGCGCGCGAGGACGCCGAGCTTGTTGCCAACCCACAGGCCGGCGGGCACGGTGAGCTCGAGGATCGGGATCCGCTTAAAGGTCGTCGTACCGCCGCCAGCGCGTGGCACGTCGTCCTCGTCCTTCGGGGGCTGGTTCGGGCGGTAGGACGCTGTCCGGAACAGCTCCCACGTGACCCGCTCCCCATCGACGGTCCAGACCTTGAACTCCTCGACGATGCGATCCCGAGTTCCCTCTGGACTCGCCCGTCGGATGATCTGGCGGCTGAGGATCGCCCACGCGAACCCGCCCCGGTCGTCGGGCTCCCAGTCGATCAGCTCCTCCGGAGCGGCCTCGAACGCGTAGCCCCGCGTCGCTCCCGACGCCTCCTCGTCGGCGAGGCTCTCGGCCGCTTCAGCTGGCGTGGGCAGGTCCGCGACGACCAGGCCCTTGCCCTTGATGAGCGCCGTCGTGAGCACCTGGCGAAGGAGCTTCACGAACGACGTGCCGCGCAGGTCCGCGTCGTGTGCGAATGCGCTCCAAAACCCGTCGTCGCTGGCCGGAGCGCCTGGAGTCGTCGGGTCTTTGGCGTCGGCGGCCTGGGTGAGGGTCAGCTCCTGGCTGAATAGGTTCGCGATGAAGTAGTCGGCGATCTGCCCCATGTACGCGAGGTACGAGGCGGCGCTGAGGCGCTCGCGGTACCTCTCGCGGCTCTCGCCCAGAAACTTGGGCATGTACCGGCTCGCCTTGTCGACGAGCGCGTAGCCGCCGACGTACAGATCCCCGAGCTCTTCCCAGCGCTCGGCCGTGTACGCGGGGTTTCGCTGCTTGAGCGTGCCGTACTTCACAGATCACGCCGGGGGCAGGTTGTCGAAGTCGCGTGCGACCGGCTGCGCCTCGAGCATCAACTCGGTCAGTGCCCAGACCAGGGCGTCCATCCTGTCGGGGCTCGTGCTGCGATGCTCGCTGACCACGACGTTCTCGCGCCTGCTGCGCGATGGTGCTGGCGCACTCGGATCCCAGGCGCACATCTGATCCTCGAGCTTCGAGAAGCAACCGACGTGATGCACGCGGCCCTGCTCGTAGAGAGCGGCGGCAGGCTCCGCGCGGGTCGTCTTACCGCGCGTCGCGGTCACGCCCTTGTAGGGGATGCGTGGGTCGACGGTGCGTAGGTTCGACTCGACGAGTGCGCCACCCTGGTTCTTCTCCGCGATGATGCGGTCGGCGCGATGCGCGTGGTAGCTGTCGACCGCGCGCTGCGCCCATTCGTAGGGCGTGAGGCGGCCTGAAACGTCCGCGAGCACGTAGGCGTGGGCGTCGACGCCAAGGCCCGCGACGACGATGCCGGTCTCGTTCGAGGCTTCGCTACTCGAGACGGCCGGATCGAGCGCCACGACGATCCGAACGAGCGGCGGCGCCTCACGCACGCGCGCCTTCTCGATGTCGTCGCGCCGGAAGAGCGCGCCCGGGTTGTCGTCGAGCAGCTCCGCGAGCAGCTCCTGCTGCCCCATCCGGGTGCCCTCGTACTGCCGGACGATCGAATCGTAGAACGCGCCTGCCAGGTGCGCGCGGTTCTCATAGGTCGTGCCGCGCGTGACCACGGTCGTCGGCAGCGAGATGAGCTGCCGGATGAGTGGCGTGGGCCGGGGCGTGGTCGTGACGACCGCGCGCGGGTCGGTCCCCAGACGCAGCCCGAACATGAGCTGGTCCCACGCTTCGGGGTAGCGCCACGCCGCCAGCTCGTCGGTCCATGCGGCGTCGTGCTGCGGACCGCGCAGTCGATCAGGTTCGTCGGCCGAATAGAGCGACGCGATGGCGCCGTTCGGCCAGGTCAGGCGCCGCTTGCTCGGCTCGTAGAGCGGCCTGTTCCAGGGTGGGCAGATGGAGACCAGCCCACTGGTGCCCTCGACCACGACGTCGCGCGCGTCCGCCGCCGTCGCCGCGACGAGCGCGATGCGTCCGGCGCGCCCTGTCTCGACGAGCCTGCGGACCCATTCGGCTCCGCAGCGTGTCTTGCCGTAGCCGCGCCCTGCGCAGAGCAACCACACGCGCCAGTCGCCCAGCGGCTCGAGCTGTTTGGGCCTCGCCCAGAACTCCCACGTGAATTCGAGCAGCGCTCGCTCGCGCGGCGAGAGGGAGGCGAGGATCTTCTTGCGGCGCGCCTCTGGCAGCGTCGCGAAGCGCTCGGCAAGCGATCGCTCGGTCATTCGGCCTTGGGCGGTCGCCCCCGCTTCTTCGGCTCGGCGCCGCCGTCGATGAGGTGCGCGAGCTTGGTGATGAGCGAGGCGCCGTCGTGCTCGACCTTCGCTTCGACCTTCACGCGGTCGTTACGTCCGTACTTTTCGGGGAAGCGGCGCTCGAGGCGCCAAGCTGCGGCCTGCCAGTACTTGGTGGACGCCCTGAGCACGGTCGCGAGGTCACGGGACTCGGACTCCGCGATGGCCTTGTGCACTGCGTCCGCGAACGCGGCGTAGGGAGCGATGCCGCGCGCGCCCTTCTTCATCCACTCGTAGAACGTGTCCTTGTGGATCCCGGCGCACGCGGCGGCGGTCTCCACGTAGGCGCCCACCCGCAAGTGCAGGAGGATCTTCTCCTGCAGCTCCGGTGTGAGTTTGCTCTTGGCCTTGCGAGCCATTTTGTTGGCGCAATCCCCGCGTCACGGCGCGGCCGTCCTGCCGCCGCGCTCCCCGGGTGTGGGGACGAGGGACCTTGCGCTCTACGAGAAGCATCGAACGGCCAGCAGGCGCGGGACTCGCGTCCACTGCCGGAACTCAGCTCGCGCTCGGTCGCGCCGAGTCGATCTGGTCGTCGTCGTCCTCGACGCGCGGGCGCAGGTGGGCAAGCGCGCAGGTTGCGGTGAGAATCCCCGACACGAGCGCCACAACGGCAGCCACCATCGAGGCGTCGAAGGCGATGCACGCGCCCTCGCCCCGCGGAGGCGTGAGGTTGAAGAAGAGCACCAGACCGGCAACAGCAGAGACCACGCCCGCGGTGAGCATGGTCACGAGGGGCATCAGGGCGATGTAGCGGCAGTCGCGGCGATCGATCTTGGGCATCGGTTCCTCTCTGGGGTTGGCGCACTCACCCGGCGAGCGCGGGCTGCAAGCCCGTCGCGCTCATTCGTTCGAGAGCGACGGCGACGTACTTCGGGTCGAGCTCGATGGCGCGGCAGACCCGACCCGTGGCCTCGCAGGCGGCCATCGTGGAGCCCGAGCCGCTGAACGGCTCGTACACCAGACCGCCCGGCGGTGAGCTGTTTCGAATCATGGGCTTGATCAGCTCGACCGGCTTGGTCGTCGGGTGCTCGTCGGACACGCTCGGGCGCGGCACCTGAAAGGCGCTCGACTGCGCGTTGTCTCCAAACCACCCAGACCCGCCACGTCCGCGCCGCCCGCTCTTCGCCGGGGCGAACGCCAGCAGGAGCGGCTCGTGGGCCAGGTGGTAGGACGAATGGCCCAGGACGAAACGGTCCTTCACCCAGACCAGGCCCTGGTGGATGCGCCAGCCCGTGTGCTCGACGGCCAGGAGAAACTGGATGGCCGCGGCGCCCGACGGGTGCGCGATGTAGATTGCCGCGCCCTCCGCAAGGGCGTGCGTGTCGGCCGCGACGAAGGCAGCGCAGAGGAACTCGTAGAGCTTCTCGCCACTGAGCGTGTCGTTCGCGATCGTGAGCTTCGCCCTGGTCTTGCCGACGTATGCGACCCCGTACGGGGGATCACTCCACAGGCACTCGGCCCGCTCGTCGCCCATCAGCCGAGCGACGTCCTCGCCCTTCGTGCTGTCGCCGCAAAGGAGGCGGTGTGCCTTGCCGGGCGTCGACCGGCTCGGGACCGTCCAGAGCTGCCCGGGCTTCGTACCCCACTTCGCCTGTAGCTCGTCGGCGCGGGAGAGCTCGGGCTCCGGGGGCTCGCCCGTGTCGGCCGCGGCGTCCGCGGCCGCGAGCAGCTTCGCGAGCTCGCCATCGCTGAAGCCGGTTGCCGCGAGGTCCGCCTGCTGCGCCTTCAGGTCCGCCAGGACCGCCGCGAGCATCTCGTCGTCCCAGCTCGCCTCTTCCCCCAGGCGGTTATCAGCGAGCGCGAGCAGGTGCGCGTCGACCGGATCGAGATCGAGGAACCGAACCGGGACGCGATCGAGCCCGAGCTGCTGTGCGGCCTTGAGCCGGGTGTGCCCAGCGATGATCTCGCCGTTCGCACGTCGTGCGAGGATGGGCGCGCCGAAGCCGAAGCGCCGAATGCTCTCCGCCACGGCGGCGACCGCGTCGTCGTTCGAGCGCGGGTTGTCGGCCCACGGGCGGAGGGCGTCTATCGCAACCCACTCGGCCGCCGGCTCCGGCTTGGCGGCCGCGCTAACTGCATGCGCGGCTTTCTTGGGCTTCGCCATGCGTTGTGACTGGAAAGGGCGGCGTTCGCGCGACGTTCGGCCACGTGCGCCGCCGTCGGCGGCCGGGCGGGGATGGGCGCCGCTGGCCTCCGTGCGCGAACGTGCGGGGACGTCGCGCAACCGTGGCCCAAACGCTGGGAGCGGCGCGGAGGCGCTACCGCGGCCGGCGGTGGTAATGGCACGGCTCGGCCGGCGCAGCGCCGCGTGGCAGGAGGTGCTCGCGAGCACTCCGCGTGCTTCGCGGGGTTGCCGAGCGTCGCCAGGGGTTCGAACGGGAAGCGGTCAAGCACGCAGGGATTTGTCTGCGCCTCCTCGGCAACGCGGTTGAACTGGTCGGCGGGAACCCAGAAGACGCCGGCCGGGCGCGGCCTCGGGTGACATGGCGTGGGCATCGTGTGCGCTCAAGACGAGTGGATGTGCCGGACCGAGCACGCTATGACGGATACGTTGCTTCGCCGAAGACTCAGCGAGCTCATATCCGAATTCACCACTTCGGCACTCGCCGCGGTCCGTGCCGGGAGCATCGAGGATCTTCAGGAGGAAACCGGACGCGCCCCGCGGGCTTCCGGTGGGATGCGTGAATCGGGCGCGCGCGGCGGCCGACCCCGCCGAGTGTCGCGCCGGTCCCCGAAGATCTCGCGGGTACGAACCTCCCGCGGCGGCTCCAAGCGCGCCTTTGGCGCAGCGGAGCGGAAGCTGCGCGCGGCAATGGCCCACGCTGACGACCCGCTCCAGCGATACGCGACGGGTGAGATCATTTCGGTGGTGAAGCAGAATCCGGATCGCTACGGCGACGGCGCGGTCAGTTTGCTGGCTGCCGCGATCGGCGAAACCACCCCAAGGCTCTATCGATTTGCCAAAGTTGCAGAAGCCTGGAGCCGCGCTGAAGTGCGGCAGCTGCTCGCCCAGGGCGTTACATGGTCGCACCTGGTGGCGCTCGTCTGGCACGCTGAGCCAAAGGACCGGGCGTCCTGGTTGGTGCGCATCAAGCGGGAGGGTCTGAGCGTGCGTGATCTTGAGATTCGGCTCAATCGGTAGCGCGCGCTCGTGGATCGGGCGTTACTGGCAGCGCCCGCTGCGCTTGCGCGCCCGTGGGACGGTACCGCGCGCTCTTTCGAGCGGAATCGCGGCGCACGTCGGCGAAGAGATCCGGAGCGCTGAGGACCTCCTGGGCGATGGTGCTCCTTAGCCCCGTTCGGTCTTGGTGCTGGTCCTCGCGCTGCTCGCGAACAAGACGCGCGAGTTCGTCCTTGCGGCTCTTGGAGCCCCTGGTTCCTCTCGCGCTGCTCGATGCGTCCATGGCAACGACCTCACTCACGGCAGGCACTCGCACTGCAGGGCGAGCTGGCTTGAGGCTCGGTGAGGGGGCCGTCGGCGAGCCGCCCGCAGGCAGTGCTCCGTCTCGATCGGCCCCCTCAACCTATTAGCCGGCGGTTACCGGCGATTGCTGGCGATGCAGTACCGCTACTGGCTGGAAACGCAGCGGTTCACGCTGCGTCGATCTTGGACAGGGACTCGCTGCCAAACAGCGACTCGAGGGCCTCGACACGCCGAGCGAGGCGGCGCACTTGTCGGTCGAGAGCAGCGACGTGCCGCCGCAAGCTGGGTCCCGCTTCGCCGCCGGAGAGCACCGCGTTGAGCGCGCGCTCGGTGATGCAGAGCTTCCTCCCGCGGCGGTGAACGAGGTCACCCTCGGAGCGTTGCTCGAGCTGGCCGAGGAACGCTCGCGCCGTACTCAGGCTGACACGTAGGATTCTCGCCACGTCCGCCACGTAGAGCACGCGGCCCAACGCGTCTGTCGCGATAGGTGCCTTGGGTTCGCCCATGCTCGGCCGCTCCTGAAAGCGGTAAGGCCATGGTCCACAGCGAAGTCCGTGCGAAATCGACCGCAGGACGCAGACGATCAGCCGCCTGCAGCGCTACGCGGCAAGCAGACGCTGGATCTGCATCACGGCAAAGCGGTTGCCAGTCCGGCTCGTGAAGCCCTCGGCGGCGAGCTGCGCCGCGATCCTGCGAAGGGAGGCGCCATGGCCGCGAAGCTCGCGCGCCCGGGCCACGACGCGCTGCTCTGCGGGATCCTCCACCAGTTGCACGCCATCGTCGGCGAGCTGGAAACCGTACGGAGGCGCCCCGCCCGTGTATTCGCCTCGGTCGGCCTTGTGACGGAGAACCGCGGAGGTGCGCTCGCTGATCTGGTTGCGCTCGAGTTCCGCTGCGCCCGCCATCACCGTGAGGAAGAACTTCCCCGCAGCGCTTGACGTGTCGACAGCCGATCCACCGAGATCGATCAGGTGCAACGCGATCCCGGTGCGCTCCCAGGCCTCGATGTTCGCTAAACAGTCCGCGCAGTTGCGAAAGAGGCGATCGAGCTTGAATGCGACGATTCCCGTCACCCTGCGCTTCCGCAGCAACTCGAGGAGGCGCTCGCCGCCGGGGCGCGCCCGGAGCGCCTTCGCCGCGCTGACGCCGGGGTCTTCCACGATCTGGCCGAGCTCAAGGCCGCGCATCGCGCAATAGGCGGCAATGCGCGCGCGCTGCGCTTCGAGGCTGATCCCCTCGCGACACTGCTCCTCGCTGCTCACGCGCACGTAGCCGGCGACCTTTCGCATGGTCGCGACATTGAATCCGCGGCGCACGATGTCAACCGCGGGTCCGCGCGGTTGTCAGCGGGTAGCTGAACGAGGGCACAACCCCTCAACGTGCGCGAGCAGGGCTGAACGGACGCAAACCCTGCGCGACACTGCACAGGCCTTCGTTAGAACGAACGTGCAAACTGCCGCTGCCAAGCTGGCGCGCTTTTTTTCTCGCGTCGGGGCTGGCTGGGCCGGCGCGGGCGGCAGCAACTTCTTTTTTTGGCGTCGGGGCTGGCCCGCGGGGGCGCGCACGACGTACACCACGTGCTGGCCGGCTTCGATACCTCATGGCCGAGCCTGCGGAGGACTGGTACGGCGACTCGCTGGCGGACGTCCGCGCGAGACTCGTCCCCCGCAGGCTAGCAGCAGCTCATGACGCTCTCGCCCCCCCGCGCCAGTCACGACCCGTTCCGACGTCTTACCCTCGACGCACGCGGCTGATACAGAAGGGCGATATGTCGCGTCGAGCCAAGGAGTGGAAGACGATGAGCGTCGCAACTCTGCTCGTTCTTGGTGCCGCTCTCGCCGTGTTCTTTGCCATACGACTTTCCGGCTCGCGCCCCCGCGAGACTTCGCAGAGACCTCCCACGATCGTGATCACGGCGCCGACGCTTGGGATTCTGAATATCGCGGGCGGAGACGCCCTATCGGCGGTGGAAGCAGATCGTCGCGCCTTTGGCGACCTGTTCAGCAGCGTGACCGAGGCCACCGACGCGCCCCCTCGCTGCGACGTGCTTCTCGTTTACTGCCAGATCGGTGTCGATGGACGCCTAAAGAATACGACCAGCAGTCTTCGCGAAGTCATCCGCGACTCGGGTGCCAAGATTGTAGTCGTTGCGTCCGGGAATCAAGCCGACGCGTACATCAAGGCAGGCCATAAGGAGAAGTACGGGCACGCCAACCTCGTCATGACCCTCGACAGAAAGGGCGCTTCGTTCGAGACCTTCTTCTCGCGACTGTTCCGCGACATGTTCAAGGGAACATCCATGCCGGTCGCCTGGGAGAGACTGGCACCCCAGATACCAGGCGAAGTTCACCGCGATGCGCCCGAGGCGATCTTCGCGTGCGAGCTCGGTCACATCGCGTTTCGATAGAAGCGTGGGTCAGCGCGTGGCGCGAATGACCTTCGCCGGGCGGCCGGCGATGATCGTGCGCCAGCCTCGGCCTTCGGCGAAACCGGCGCGGGTGAGCGCCGCGGCGATCTGCTCGGGGTCGACGTCCTCGAAGCGGTGTTGGTGACGAGAACGCGCCGCGCGCGCACGCCGGTGCGCGGGATGGGATGGATCGTCGAGTTCCTCGTCGACCAGTCTTCATCACGCGCGCCACCTCTCGTCCAGCATCACCATTGAATGGATATGAGTGGGAGACGCGACTACCCGAGAGTGGGTACCCGAGAACGGGCATTGCCCCTCTCGACGAGACCGCCAAAAGTGAACTGTTGCAGTGACGTACGAGGAAGCGAAACGCTGGCTCCAGAAGATCGGCGGCGAGATGACGGAGGGCAAGGAGCAGATGCGCGGCACGGGCTCGATCATGGTGAGCGTCGAGAGTGCGCGCGGCCGCGTCGTTCAGCGGCACGCGCCCTTCGATGACACTCTCACCGGCTACCAGCGAGAGCTCGAGATCCGACGCGCGTTCATCAGGGCGTGCGAGGAGCTGAAGGCCGCGCTCGCGTGAGCGTCGAGCGGCCTATGCTTCGCGCCCGCCTGCTGGCTTGCACAAGGGGCAGAGCACCCGCCAACTCCTCCGACCCGCGCCGTGCAGCATCCACCCCCGGCCGTGGACCTCCTTCCAGAGCGAATCGAAGTCCGACGACACGACTGTAAGTGTCGACGCGCGGCAGTGGTCGCAAATGAGTGGTTCGCGCGGGGGCAGCTTCTTTGTCAACACCACATCACTCACTTCATACGGCGCAATACCACCTTCACAGTACCGCCCTTGGTCATGCAGTGAGTGTCGCACGAGCTACCGGAACGCGCGGCCGCAACCCGTGATATCGTCGCCCGCGCATGTCCACCTCCCTTCGGTCTCAGCTCAACGAGCTCGCCACCAGCTTCGCCGACGGCGTGCTCGCCGCCATCCGTTCCGCCTCCCTCGACGACTTGCTCGCCGAGAGTGGCAGCGATCGTCGTGCTCGAGCGGCCGCCGGTGGTGAAGTCGGCAACGGCCGCGCAGTGCGGAAGCCCGGACGTCTCCCGCGACGCTCCCAGGCGGACATCGAGGCCACCCTCGCCAAGGTCGTCGCCGCCGTGCGCGCCACAAAAGGCCAGGGCCTGCGCGCCGAGGAGATCCGTAACCAGCTCGGGCTCGACAAGCGAGAGGTGCCGCGCGTGCTCAAAGAAGGCTTGCGCACGAAGAAGCTGAAGTCGAAGGGTCAGAAGCGCGCGACCGTCTACAGCGTGGCGTAGAACTCGCGGATCAGCGGCTTCATGCCGCCGCCATCGCGCGGCGTGCACGTGCATAGTTGGCCTTCGCCGTCGCAACCATCGCGGTCGCCTCCCGATTCACGTCCTCGAACGCCGCGCGCGCATCGGGGGCGGTTGCCGCTGCGAGCCAGCGCACCGTAGCCTCGATGGGTTCGTGCACGCCCCTTGCCGCGCGCGAGCGGTTCCTCGCCCACGCGGTCTGCGTGAGGCAGGCCACGTCAGCGAGGCGCTCGAGCGGGTGCTCCGTTGGTTCCGCGCCGTAGTATGCGTTGAGCGCGGCCTGGTCGCGCTCGGATAGCCGCGACAGCGCTTCGCAGACCCTTCGGAAGCGCCTACGAGCATCGAGGTACGTCAGCATCGCCTCCTCGCCGTCGAAGCTCGCTCCGACGTATGTGCGAGGGCAGTCGACGATTTCCGTCCATGGCGTGCCCGGCGTAGGTCGCTCGTTCGAACGCGGACTGCGCGAGTTCCCGAGGCGTCGGCACATGGCACCGAAGCCCGATTGGTCCCCCGGTGCGCTTGGCAGATACAGGCTGAAGTAGGTGCGCAGCTCGATCTCGTAGTGAACGGAAAACCGTGGCGTCCGTTCGCTAATCGGAATGACCTCCGCGGTCACGACAGCCCCATCTCGGCGCGTAGCCGCGCGAAGTGCGCGAGCCCCAGGTCTGTCGGGACGAACTTGCCGAGCGCTTCGCCATCGCAGTGCGCCTGGAGGCATCGCAGCGTCGCCAGTCCCAGCTCGGAGCGCACCTTGTACGTGAACGCCTCAATGCGTTCGAGGTGCCGGC